TGAGGCAGGCTGGTATGACTGGTTTTGCGATGATAAGGCACTTGCAGGAAGATTGGCGAAAATCTGGGGGATTCTGAAAGGTATCACAAGCGATTACATACTGGATAACTACCGGGTGTGGTTCAAAAATAATTGCCCGATGGTCGGTCCGCTTTATGATGATGTAAGATTCGAGCCTCTTGATGAGGAGCAGAGAGATGAGCTGTATTTCGGAGTTGCCATTGATGATAAGCGCAGGGAAAAGAAATACGTTATCTTCACAGCCAGAAATGATTATGAAAACGAACGCGGTTTTAATAATGTCCGGGAGGTTCGACATTTCATAAATGGGTGGGAAGATGAGCTGAAAAATGAAGAATTTTACAAGGCAAGAGAGAAGAAACGCCAGGAGATGGAAGAGACAAACAATAAATTTGCAGAGATTATGCAAAGGGCGGATGAAATCCTGGGGAATCTCAAGGAGGACTAAAGTGTGGAATATACCGGACGAGGACGAATACTGGGAGCGCAGGCGAGAAGAATATGAAAACCCACCACGCAGGCGGAGCCAGTGGGATGATGAAGAGCCGCCTCCATTAAGAGAGGACTATCTGTTCCTGGATGAGGAGCAGGAAGAGTTGGAAAGCAAATACGGCTGCCCGATGGTGGAACTGGACGAAGATGAACTGTTCGAGATTGTAGAACAGTTCGTAAAATTAACGCCAGAATCTGCCAAATGGGAAGAGAATATGCAGGGCATAAAATACAAATACCAGGAGGAATGTGCGTAATGATAACAGCAAAAATCGTAAAGTATTATAACGATTATAACCAGAAAGCGTTCGACAAGACGTTTGAAAATCTGGACGAATTGGCAGATTGGATATTCGACCAGATGCAGCTTGACTATACCAAAAAGCCGGGATGCGATTTCTTGACATTTCCGACCAATAGATTCGGGAAGTGGTACGAAATTTCAGTACGACCGAATTATGGGGGATATGTGTACTGGATTCACGAAATTGACAGTGAAAGCGGCATTATTTTTTCAAGTGGGAAATATACAGCCGGGAAAGATTTCTGTGCAGAAAAGGTGCAGGAGTGGTTCCAGAAATGCGAGGAGCGAAAGAAACATCCAAAATTCAATTTTGTGGAGGTGTAGGTAGTGGATATTATAGAAAAATTCAAGCAGTATATGCTCGATAATGGTATTACATACGAGGAGGCAGCAAAACGTATCGGATGGACCAGGCAGAATCTTTGGTACAAACTGAATGTGGGAGTATCACCGACCTATGGAACAATCAAAAAGATTGCAGACGGTCTTGGCTTCGAGATTAGACTGACGCAGGATGGAAAGCCGGATATAACAAAGCTGGAAGATATAGCGGCTGATACAGAGGATGATTCTGCAAGATTCATAATTATTGAGCACGTCATAAATTCTATGGGATATTCTCTCGAAATAGTACCACCTGAAAAGTAAACTCATAAAATTGAGATTTTGTTAATAAAGGTATTGACACCTACCTACTACGTGTTAGTATATACTCAACAACTCAATATAATGAGTTTTAACACAAGGAGGTACGAAGATGGGATTATTCAAAGAGCTTATGAATGCAGTAGAAAACAGGTTATACGGAACAGGAGCAACTGCTACAGCCAAGGAAAAGAACGGTGTGCAGATGATTTTGATTCAGACAGGGAAAGCATTACAGGCATTGTATGTTGGCTCAATCCTGAATGAGATGGCAGCCGGTATCATGGATGCGGAAGAGGGAGCAGAGGAAGTGGAAAGAATGTTCTTCCACGCAACGGCAGAATAAGAAAGGAACTCACAAAAATGAGCAAAGAAAAAATTGAAATGACAGAGAAACAGTTCACGGAGTTGTGCAAAGCAGTATATCCGCACCTGAAAGCGATTCAGGAGGTGTTAAAAGGAAATGGCGAGGAAATGTCAGCGAGCATATCAGTTGGCAGTGATGGATACTTTAGCTTCCATCCTTATAGTTCGGACTGGGAACTTGTAAAGTTCAAAGATTCACAGGCAACGATGAAATATGAGCACAGAACAGTATTAGAGATGGAGGAGGACGAGTGATGGATATTCAGTTCTATACAATCAGCGAGGATATGGCAAGAGCCGCCAATGATGCCAATTCGATGAGTGATTATAAGCAGGGCAGCGCAACAGAGGAATACCGCAAGCGAGTAGAGAACGTCTATGCGGTTGTTGAGAAAATCAAAGAGAAAAGACCGAACCTTGCTGAAAAGGCAGAAAGAATGGCAGGGAGATACAGCAAGAAGCTGGCGGAATACTACAATTCTTACTACAGAAACGAGGCAAGTTGCCCGTCAGTTCTGATTTCTGGAGCCGGTAACTTCCCGGTTAAGAAAAAGAACAAGCAGAACAGCCGCAGGGATTCACTTATGCAGGAGTGGAACAGCCTGGAATCCTATGCAAAGAAGATTACAAACCTGCTTACAATGAATCAGCCGATTTTATCTGGGGACGCACAGGCCATTGAAATGTTGGAGTAAAAGCTGGAAAGCCTTACAGAGCTTCAGGACAGAATGAAAGCGGTCAATGCATATTGGAGAAAACACAAAACAGTCGAGGGATGCCCGGAGCTTTCCGTTTCACAGCAGGAAGAATTGAAAAAGGCTATGTCAGAAAGTTGGCATTTGAGCGATGCACCATTCGCAGGGTATCAGCTTTCAAACAATAATGCAAAAATCAAAAATACCAAGGCAAGACTGGAAAGACTGAAAAAGGTAAAAGAGGCAGGAACTAAGGAAACGGAGAACGATTTCTTCAAAGTGGTAGAAAATACAGAACTTATGAGATTACAGCTTTTCTTTGACGGAAAACCGGATGAAGAAACAAGGGACATCGTAAAAAAACATGGTTTCAGATGGTCACCGAAGAATGGATGCTGGCAGAGGCAGCTTACAGCGAATGGCAAATATGCCTTGAAAGAAGTTATCACAGAATTACAGAAAACGTCTGCTTCGGGCGTATAGGAGGTAACAGAGGTATGGCAGAACTTTTGACAAGGGCGATTGCAGAAGAATACCGGAAACGCGCAAAAGCTCTGCCGGACACAGCAGGGCAGGACATAAGGGAGCGAAGAGAATTAAGAATTGAGTTACAGAACCGATGCGGAATAACGGAATTACAGGCAGTTAATATCCTGAACGGATTCCATGCGGACAGCTACATAGTAAGCGAATACAGAAAGGCGGCTGAAAATGCATCGGAGAAAGCTCAAGACCATGAAAGACTGGGAAAGAGAGGCAAACGGTAATTGCCAATATAGTTGGTATGATTATGCGAAACCGGGCGACCTGGTGGACGAAAGCGTATTCATATATTTTATGGATGTCACAACACCAAGAATATACAGAGATGGATACTTACAGGTGGGTGCGCCATACAGCAGAGTGATGGACGATGAGATGGGAACGGAGCGTGACACTTTCCCGACTTTTGAAAGGGTGGAGAAAGGCATATACCGGTTCTGTGGAAATTGCTTTGCAGGAGAAACAAAACATATTGAATAACAGGAGGACAAAAAGAATGAGTATCAATTCAATCAGATTAAGTGCATACGGATTCCGTATGGAGGCAGTAGGCAGCAAGAAGTTTATCAAGAGAGAAAGAGATGCGTTTCTGGAATTTGCGGCAGGAAGAGTAAACGAAACAGCACAGAAATTAGCAGAGGCAGTATGCGCAGAGCCGTTGCATCCATTTTGTAACTGCGCCATGCCAGGTGTAGATTCAGACCAGGAACGTGAAAAGTCAAAAGATACAGGAAAAGAGCTGAACATCACACATAAATACAAGAAAACATTTACGCTGGATGAATTAAGAGCACTTATCAGAAACGGAGAAATTCAGAATCATGTTTCTGTTGGAGATACAATCTGGATTATGTTTGACGGAAAAGAGGTTCCATACGATGTTATCGGCTTTGATGTGGAGGAACTTGCAGACAAAACACTCGACCATAGTATGACAATCCAGGCTCATGTGGCGATTGAGGCAAGAGAGTTTGACACGAAAGGGGATTACGGCAGTAACGTATGGGCGGATTCCGAATTAAGGGAATACTTGCAGAGCGATGAGTTCAAGGAAAGATTTACAGACCTTATTCCGTATCTGGCAAAGGTAAAGAAAAATAACAGCAATGGAGAACAGACAGAAGATTTGTTTTTCCTGCTTTCAAAAGAGGAGTTCGACCCGGAGGAAACGCCATACGAATTTTACGAAAACAAGGCGAACAGAGTGAAATTCACAGAGGATGGCAATACTTGCCGACACTGGACCCGCTCGGCTGGTCGGGGCTCCTCGAGCTTTACGTGGTATGTGACCTCCGGTGGTTACGTCTACACCAACTACGCGGGCTGGGCTAATCGCTGCGCTCCGGCTTGTACCATTGCATAGAAATCTATCAATCTTCTCATCCCGGCACCCATGGATGCCGGGGAGGGGATAGAAAAGAGGTGCAGAATGGCGAAGAAAAAGACGAGGGCAGAGGAATTGCAGGAAAATTTACAGAAAGATTTTCAAAGATGGGAATATCTAAACACACATGGAGGTAGCGACCCATTATACGAAGATGGCTTCAATATGAACATTGTGCGGAACCATGTCATATACGACAAGCGAAAGTGCCAGGAAGAGTTGGAAGAAAAGGACTATCCGAAAGAATATTTCAGAGAAACGCCTCCGCAGGTAGACAATTATTATATGGCGAGGATGGATGAAATCAGGGAAAACGCAAAAAACTCTCTCCTGGTCTATAAGGCAGATGAAAATTATATTTTTATTATGCAGAATCTTGGAAAGCTGGACGAAAGGCAAAAAGTACAGTGCCATATCGGTGCGGTCATGGGATATATTACGGGGTTACAGAGTTTTATCAATGGGAATGATTACGTCGGGATGCGGCGGCATGAACACCCGGAAAGCTACCAGGACAGCTTTAAATATTGTCGCAAGCAGATTGAGGAATGCCTGAAAAAGATTCCAGAAGAAAAGGTACTGCCTGCCGGACAGCTTACGTTATTTGACCTATTCGATATGAGTGGAGGTTAGAAGATGGAGGAAAGAAAGTGCTTGTATTGCAGGAAGATATTTCAGACCGATATTCCCGGAAAGAAATATTGCTGCCGCAAGTGTTCTGTAAAATACAGGAGGCATAAGAGAAATGCTGTTAAATACAAAATGTGAAAGATGCAACGAACCGACCAAACACGTTGTCGGGTTTTGGGATGGAGAAAATGGGAAAAGCGGTTTCGTACATGATTGCGAGAATGAGAAATGCGAAGTACGGCAACTGATTAAGGCTACAGAAACAAAAGCTATGCAGGAAAGATTCAGAATCCAGAATCTGAACGGCCAAAAAAGAATGTACGCAGGGTACATATCAGCATTACGGAAAGATGCAAAAATATCGATGATGGAAATGTCAAAGATAGCCGGTTGCAGTCCGGCGGAATACAGTGCATATGAGCATGAAAGAAAGCCATTCGATGAGGAGGCTTACAGGAAATGCGAAGAGTATTTGCTGAATAATGAAAAGAAGTACAAGTCAAGTGGATTATCTGCATCCGAGAGGCTACTGCTCCTTGGACCTTTTACAGGGGAGCAGAAAGACTGGAATGAACTGGAACGGTGGGTTGATACAGTAAATAAAATCATTTACGATTTGCAGAAAAACAGACAGTAAGGAGAAAAAAGATGGAAGTTAAAATCATTAGTGGATACGGAGAAAATACATTTCAGATGGACGATGCGGATACCATGTCACTTCTTAATAATGCCATGAGATTCCATAATAAAATCAAAGCGATTGGCGGTGTTAAGGATAATACTGATACCAAAGCTGAAAAGGAGGAGGAAATCAATGAAAGTATCACAGCACAAGAATTTGTGAAAAAAATGCAGGAAAAGCCTCACAGCCGGAATGACAGCCTGTTTGGTACTGGATGGAAGAAAGAACCAGAGAAAACCGAAGAGCCGCAGGATATGGAACATCCTGACGGATATAAAGGGTTCCTGTATATCAAATGTGATAAATGTGGAAAAGAAAAAGGATTCTGTGCAAAAGAAAAAATCAAGTCCTATAAATGTGAATGTGGCAAAGAAACGGAACTGGTAAATCTTAAACCACTTTATACGAAATGCAAGTGTGGCAATGAATTTAAGTACATGACAAATATGAATACTGCGGAATTTACTTATAAATGCTTTACTTGCGGTAATCCGGTAGATGTAAAGATGAACAGCAGAAGAACAGCCTATATTACAATCGGGGGGGGTACTAAAGGTTATAGCCGCAAGCTCGCTCGGAAATATGGTGCATCAGTTAGTTGTTGGTAGAAAGGAGCTGGACGATATTTATGTTTTACGATTATGAGGATGAAGATTTTTACACAGAAAATGAATATCAGGAAGAAATAGATAATTTGAAAGAGGCTATAAAAAAGTCTGTAAAAAGAGAAACCACCGAGGAAATGAACCGGCTTCGTGAAGAAAACAAAAAATTGCAGGGAATTAAAAAAAATTTCGATACTGTTAAGAAAGATTTCGAGAGGAAGAAAGACGAGTGTGATAGAGCAATACGGAATGCAGAATATAATGCAAGATGCGCACGAATAACGGAATTGATGGAAAAATTCAAAATAGTTATGTGGTCTGTAACTTGGGAAAATCTTTATAAACAAAAATGTGATAAATGCGATAGCTGGAGGAAAGTAAAAATTACATTGCCGTCAGGAAAAGTTGTTGAAGATGATTGCAAATGCAGAAAATATGCAAAAATCTATTTTCCGAAAGCAAATGTAATATATGAGATGGAAGATAGAGGCGGCGGAGTTCGCATCTGGTACAAAGAAAAAGGAGAGCCGGGAAGTGGATATATTGTTGCCGACAGCAGCGCTGTGTTGCCAGGAATGATAATCGACCATGACAAAAATTTTGAAGATATTGAAACGAAAAATCTATACACAATTTTTTTTACTTCTCAGGAAGAATGTAAAGAGTTTTGCGATTTTCTAAACAGAAAAGCAGATTACAAAGGGTATGGATACGATATGGAGGGAAAACTGGTCAGAGATGCCCTAACGACAGAAATTGGATTTACGAATGGCAGTGAGCAGGAGGAAAAACATGAATAAAGCAATCGAGATAGGACGCCTTACGCGCGACCCGGAGGTTAGATATTCGCAGGGGAGCAATACAGCAGTAGCGAGATACACTGTTGCGGTAGACAGAAAATTCAAAAGAGAGGGAGAACCAACAGCAGATTTCATCCCTTGCGTAGCGTTTGGGAAACAGGCGGAGTTTGCCGAGAAGTATTTTAGAAAAGGAACGAAAGTTGTTATTTCTGGAAGAATCACAACAGGAAGTTATACAAACAAGGACGGTCAGAAAGTATATACCACTGAAATAACAGTGGAGGAGCAGGAGTTCGCAGAGAGCAAAGGCAGTAGCGAGGCGCAGGGAGCCAGTCAAATGTCAACTCCGAATGGAGATGGTTTTATGAGCGTTCCAGATGATGATACCGGCTTACCGTTTAATTAGAATCACGAGGAGAAATATCAATGCTTGCAAATTATGAAAAATTCGGTTTCAAAATTAGGGCGGAGCATCTGCCTGAATCATGTACCTGGTGTCCTTTTTGGACGGCTCCAATGGCGGATGTAGAATTTGCTGGATGCTATATAACCGGAAGTGAAATTCGACTAGATACCGGGGAGGCTGACAAAAGGCGAATGACTGATTGCCCGATAAAGTGCAAGAGAGGCAGGGAGCGTAGGAAAAAGTTTACCGAAAAAATAAAAGGATAAATAGGCAGGAGGAATAACGATGGACGATTATACAATCGAGGAAAAAGACAAGGAAGTTACAGGGATTACGGTAATGTATGACGATGGGAGCACGAAAGAAATTCAGCAAGGATGCTGCGTAGACCTGAAAAACGGCAGTGATGATTTAAGCGTAGGGCTGCTGAATATAAAAGCGTTTGATTTAGTAAAACTTACATACGGTCTGACGGTTGTGATAGAAAAAATAGGGCTTGAGGCTGCTTTCAATGCGTATGCCAGAGGAGAAACAGCACAGGAGGCGCAGGATGAATAGAAAGACACTGGAAGAAAGCCTAGGGCGGAGAGTAAAGGTCAGACTATTCGATGGAGCAGAACACGAGGGCTATCTAAGAAAATCAGGAGATGAGCGGTATCGGAACGACCCAAATCTATATTTGCCGAAGAATTATTATTTCTTAGTGGACGATTACGGAATATGTAAAACATGTTTGTTCAGGGTATCACATATCCAAAATTACAAAATATTAGCTTAAGAGGAGCAGAGAGAATGAAGAAAGCAAGAGCAATGGCGGTTCTTGTGATTGTGGCGGTACTAGTATGTGCCGCCTTTGCTATAAGCAAGAACAGTGCCGAGAAAAGGAAACAGATGGTAGCACAGAAATATGGAATCACGCAGGAAAAAACAGAAAATGTTATCAAATTCGAAGAAAATGTATGCAAAACCCAGGAAAGCGATTCAAAAACTCAAGAAAGTGCGCAGGAAGTTCCGGAAAGCGTTATCATACCGGGGAAAAATGAAACAGGGAATCCACTGATTGATGCAGAGTTGCAATCCAAAATAGTAGGCGATAGCTTGATGGCATACATTGAGGTTGACAAAGATACCTTAAAGGGAATATCAGAGGAGGAGTACAGAGCGTTCGCCGAAGAGGTTGTGAGGAACAGCGGATACAGATGGTTCGTAATTAAATGTGGAGATGGCACCGGGATAGTTCATGCCGGCTCATATTATGCTTGTGCCGTATATGGGAAACTGGATACGGATGGATGCATAGCGGAACCATACGGATACATATACCTTACAGACAACGGATTTTTTTATGAGGAATAG